TTAATTCTTTAGAGTATGACCTCCATAGAGATTTAGTTTACAAAATTAAAGAGTGGATTACTCAGACAAGGACTATTCAACCAATCGGTAGAGGCTCTAGGACTAATAAACCATATAAGGATAATGAAGGAAATGTAGAATCAGGCCCTTGGGCGATGATGGTGCAGAAATTTACTAAAAAGGATGAAGCAGAGCTATCTTTAGAGACTAGTACAAAATCACATCAGTTTGGTAGCCTAGTTGGGGAGGTATTTCCAAGAATAAGGATTAAGTCTATTGATGTTAGTCAGCATTCTATAGAAAGTGCGAAGTCTGAGGCAGAAAGACTAAGAGCAAGAGCCGTGATGGGAAATGAACATGCTTATCTATCATACGAAGCAGAAAAAAAATATATATTTAGTCGCATAAAGGTTTTACAAAAACTTTTTGAGGATGGTCAGTATTTAAGTGATAATAAGGCAAAGAAAGAATCTATTAAAAAAGGTCGATATATATGGGGAGCAAGAAAGTATAATAGCCAAGAAGCTGTTCAAACTATTGTTGATTGGTATCTATTTATGGCTAGGAGGATGCAGGATGGGTTGATGGATACATATGGTGATTTCATTCAACAGTGGGGGATGAAACTTGAAGACATAAGAGCATCTCAAGCAGGAAAGAATCAGAAGTTTGAAGAAATGGATATGAAGGAGAATCTTTCTCTTGAGCTAAATAATTTTAGAAAGAGGCAAATTTATAAAGCAATTCAGATGGCTTCTAGTAGGGGTAAGGAATGGGTTTATTTTCCCACTGGAGAAGCTAATACTATATGGGAAGGTGGTTCTACATCATCAAGACAGTATGTCTCTGAGTTTGAAGTAAAAGATTCTAGAAGAGCTATTAGTTTTGAAGATTGGCAGTCTAGGAAGAAAAATCATAATCTACCCTGGGTAGATAAAGAATTTGGCAACGGAACAGGTAACCATACTATGTCAGAACCCATGCTGATTCATCAGTTTGATGCATGGCTAAATACTTCTAGCTCAGAAATGAATCATGGAGCTTATGGTAATAAAGTAAGAATACATCGTATTGATAAAAAAGAGATGGAAGCAAGGATTGAAGAGTTTAAAAAGATTTTTCAAGCCTTTAAGGGACAAGAAGGACTTGCACCTTTAGACCCTAAGAAGGGTCAAGATGATAAAGATAAAACTTACAATGGTAAACCTTTAGAGTATTGGCAGAAGATGTACGATACCCTTCTGCAGGACTATAATGAGAATCTTGGAGATGATTGGAATAGTAAAAGATATGAGATTACCCAAGGTGGTTACGACCAAACTTGGGTGACTGCTAATCCTAAAACTCATAAACAAATAAATGGTAGAGGTAGAGTAACTAAAGATGTAGCAATGAAGGTCTATAAGGATGCACCTAGAGAAGGTGTATTTTCATTAGCATTAAAACAGGTTGCTAAAGATTTAGGACTAGAATTATCACCTAAAATTCATTCAGAGACTAGAGCAATGCTTGTTGCAGTTCGTTTAGAACCAGGTCTTGAGGTTAGAATACCAAGATTCCTCCATAAGCCAGTTAGAAGGCCAAGAGAAAATAAGATTGTTAAACAGTATCAGCCTGATGGTGATAATGTAATAGAGATAGCAAGTAAGACAACTGCTAAATCAAAATATGCTCCTATAAGGGATGCTATTTCACAAGCAGTTGCTTCTGTAGTTGGTGACCCTACTAAATATGAGGCTATTGGGGCTATACTAACCTCAACCTTTAAGCATCTGAATAGTAAGTATAATATTCCTTTAGAAGACTTCTCTTCATATATGTATAGAGCATTTGGAAAGTTGAGTACTCCAGAGCAGAGGATGCTTACATCAATGTTTGGTAGAGGTAGAGCAGATGGGCCTTCAAAAAATGCTTATAAGAATATAGTTGTAAAATGGGCAAGAGAGCAAGACCCTAATGTAAATGTTAAAAAGAGAAGATTTAATAAAGCTATCAGTATTGTAGAGGCAATGGGCAAAGGTGGCAAACTGCAAAGCAGTATCCATAAAACAGTTGTTGGTGGTAGAGTTATGGAAGCAATACAATCAGAGCTAGATGGTAAGGACGAGGTGTTTAGCCATGATACAACTAGAGAAGGGTTAGAGAATCTTGACTCTTCTGATGTAGAGGAGATAGCAAGTGATTTAACATTTGAATCTTATGACTTTAGAGGAGATAGGTTCTTTAAATTTCTTGAAGGAACAATGTCTACTGGATGGCTAGACCCATCGCAGACTAGAGACCTAATGGAAAATGCTAGGTTTAAAGATTTTGATACATTTGTAAAAGATTACTTATTTGATGTCTATGATTTTAAAATACAGACTGTAGAAGATTATAATATGGTGAGGTCTTTTTGGGTTAGGAATCAACATATTAATAGACAGAGTGCAGTTGACAAGCCATCATGGTGGTATGCTAACTTAACTGAGGATGGTAAGAGGATTAAAAATACTGATGACAAAAGACTAGTCCCTAAAATTGGTGGTCACCCTAAATATGGTAAAGATATAAGAAGTAATAAAGACTTACCTACATCTCTGCCAGTGTCTTTTCTAGATTGGGATGCTAAGAGTTATGAATATGAGACGGGTGATATAAAAGTAACAAGAATATATTTAAATGATATTGTTGATGTATGGAAGGGTGACAGAAATGATAAAGGAGAAACTCAGTATTACTCTAAAGGCTCCTTTCTTGAGTTAGGTGAAAAGGATATAGCGGGATGGGATATGAAGCTCTCAAAAATGGCTGATGATGGGGAAATTGGAGGTGGAGTAGTTAGGACTATATGGGGGATAAAATCTGGAGGTAATAAACCATCATTTTTAGTCGCTAGAGCTAGTAAAGAGATTATGGATTTAGCAGAGGATACTGATGCTATTTTTGATTACTTTGATGTAGAAGTCGAGAGAGGAAGGATGACTGAATCTCAAAAGACTGAGATACTCAATGATATAGTAGGTGGATATTCTACCAATAATAAACATCCTGCAGCTCAGAAAATATTGGAGCATGAAATGAGAAAGAGGGCTCGTGGAGCAGACTATCTTATGAGAACACCTGATATGACACACCACTTTAGAAGACTAGCAATAGATGACGGAGAAGGGGCAGTTGCTATTGGCGTTGGAGATAGAACTATAAAGATAGTTGACCATAGTAAAACTTTTGTTAGTAAAGGGGAACCAGGAACTGCTGGAGCATCAAAGGCTATTCCTATGAAGGACTATATTGCAGGTCTAGATGATGTATATAACTCTGATGGAGCCTTATGGACTGATAGTGAAATGTTAGATGATACTGGAGAAATGTTAGGTAGAGTACCTTTGCAAAAGGGAGTTCCTATAAGAGAGATTAAGAGCAGAATAAGATTTGTTAGTAAGAATGATTCATTCTCTAAAGATAATTATGAACCTAAATTATTTCGTAATGAAGATGATTGGGAAGGGATACATTACTTTGCTTCTAAGCATAATGAATTTGTGCCTGAGGAGAACATATATATTACTGACGGAGATGGTAATGTAATTATTTATACGACTAAAGATGATTCAGGTAATATCAGGATATTTGATGGTGACCATAATAGAGTTAATCAGTTTGCTACATTAGATGAAGCTAAAGAGCCTGATGGTGGTAGTGGAGCATTTAAGTTGGATGGAAGAGTATCAACTGATATTTTAACACTACCTGAGGAGTCTAGAAGGATTGTTAAGGTTCCTAAACAAAGAGCGCATAATAGTTCAGCTTTCCCGTGGCCTTGGATGTCTCACTTATTCCATTCTGATTTTGATGCATTAAGAGATGCTATCCTCGTTAAAATGTTAAATGTTGCTAGAGGAAATATTAGGGCAATGTTCACATCAAGAAAAAATCCTGAAGTTTTAGCAGCTCTTATGGGACAAATGAAATCAGATGGTCTTTCAATAGTGAATGAAGTCGATAGATTAATTGAGCCAGATAAGGGTAATATGTTAAAAGATGGATATAATATCCCTCATATTATAGGTGGTCTTATAGAACCAATTAAGAGTAGGATGCTGAAAGAAAATTCATATAGAAGTAGAAGGAGAGGATTAGGTAATTTCCCAGTTATTAAGCCTGATTTAACCAGAACTATTGTTAAGAATGAGGATGGGGTTGTTGTTAGTGGAGATGACACTACAACTGTAAACTTTTTAAAGAAAAGACTTAATGTAACTGGTTCTGGTGATGAGTTATTAAATAATATAAATGAATCATTAAGGACAAATAAACAATATTTACTTGTTGGTAGACAGCCTGTGTATACGCCTGCAGGATTATTTTTAGCAACTGTAGAGAAGGTAATGCCTAGAGGTCATGGAAATGTGACATGGTTACACCCTGATACAGTAAAGGGTAGATTACAGGCAGACCATGATGGAGATAATTCTTTCTTTTTAATGATGTATTTTGGTGAAAACTATACAGATGCTTCAATAGTTAATCTTATGAAGAGCCCTGAGGTGAAAAAGGCATTAGAAAGAAGAGCTGATTTTGCTAGACTAGAGTATTTTAAGAATGATGAAACAGAATACAAAATGACTAGCAAGAAGGATATGTATAAAGTGGGAGGTAAGATTGGAGCTGGCCTATACTCTCAGGGTGTAATGACAAATGCTATCCAATTCTTTGAGGATATGTATTTTAAGGGATTTAAAGCAACTATTGGTGGCCAAGAAATCGTTGCTAGAGACCCTGAAAATAATAGTAGAGTGATAGACTATGCCCCTCTTAGAGATGATGTCACTTCAGAGATGTTAGAAGAGTCTGGTATGGGTACTCTTGTAGATAAGGACGGAAATAAATGGACAAGTGGAGAAAAGTATCTATTAACTAATCCTCTTATGGAGATGAAAATATTATTCCAAGCAGCTGTCGATAATGCAAAAGAGTATTTATTATCTCATTGGAAGTATGAAGGTTATAAATTCCTTATAAAGAAGATGTTTATACAGTCTAATGGTTCTCAGATAGGGAATGCTCAAGCTAGGACAATCTCACAAATACTTAGAAAATTATTATCGCATGGATATGAAAGAAGAGGAAGAGACCAATCTACATTAAAATCTAAGAGTATGGCTGATATGTTTGAAGCAAGTAAAAACATATATGAATTGAATCAACTTAGCAATGTTGAAAGAGGAGAAGAAATAAAAGAAAGAGCTAATAAGATGAGACTAAGATTTGGTGATTCAAGTAGATTAGTTAAAGGGACAAAAGAAGTAGATAAGCTATCATTTAATAATAAACTAACATCTCTTGAACAATTACTTTCTATACCACATGAACAATGGGTAGAATATGAAAATGATAACCCTGATGATAAGGTATATCAACACCCGTGGGGGTATAGTTCTAATAGGATGATTAATGCTATCGTACAAACACAGAAAGATTTATATAGTATACAAAAGCAAGAGGATAGTGGGATAGGGGGTAAGTGGTATCCTAATGCATTGTGGGAAAAGGATAAAAAACTAGCTAGAAGATGGATAAATAATGCTGGAGGTGAGTTTTATAAAGTTGCTATGAGAGCTAAGGCTTATGATGATGCTAATAAAAGTCGTCTTACTGCATCAGGTTATCCATACTCAGAAGAAATGACAAGATTTATTAAGAAGTGGTTAACTGAGGGAGATAAAAAGTTAAAGCTCCCATCTTGGAATGATTTAACTAAAGAACAGCAAGCGTATGCAACATTGAGATTTCTGAGGGGTATTATAAAGAAAGAAAAAGGAACTGCAATACTTACGAAGAGAAGTAAAGACATGGTTAAGAGCATAACATCTCTTAGAGAAAAACTTATTAATGAACCTGATATGAAAGAATCTCGCAGAGAAATGATTGAAGACCAAATAGAAAAGAAAACTAGGGATTTAGATAAAACTATTAGTCCGAAGAGTTTATTGTACCAGTCCAGAGTAAGAGATATTGAAAAATATATGCCAATGCAACTAATGGACAAAAGAGTATGGAGAGAATTTGCTGAAAGATTAGGAGCTAATATCAGAGCAGCTGGTGAGGAATCACCTGGGAGACTTAAACTAGGAACTAGATATGAAGATAAACACGATAAACAGGTTAATGAAATTCTAAAGGATTGTCCAAAGTAATGGCTAAAAGTAAAAATCCATTTACAAATTGTGAGTTTAAAAGACTAGCTATGGAGATAGATGATGCCTCTATAAAGACTATAATGGCTGGTATTGATGATGGTGTAACTGATATAATAGAACTTCCATTTGATAGTACAAAAATATTCCTTCAAAGGTCTAAAGATGCTAAGACCCCAACTGAGAAAAGACAAAATCTAGCCTTAGCGAAAATAGAAAAGAAGAGATATAATGAACACTTAAAACTATATAACTATTTACTTGACAGTTCAAAGAGACTATTAGAGTCTGTCCCTGTAACTGTTACTCCTAACCAATTTATAGATGAAAGAGTTAATTATATACAAAGTGTTATTGAGGGAGCATATGGACAGTCAGTATATAAGCATAGAGCAAAAGGCGTAGAAATGTCTGGTTTAAATAACATTGCGGATTGGGATGCTGGTAAGATAAAATATATTAGACTGAAGGTATCAAAATGGGAAAAGATGGCTGTTAGTCAGATAAAGAAAGAGCTAGGTCTAACTAAATTTGAACAACAAATGAAGGCCCCTGGCATAGTAGCTGCATCATTAGACCCAACTGGTAGTGCTACCAAATTGGTACAGATGTCACAAGAAGTATTAGATATGTATTTAATGGAAGGGTTTAAATGGAAAGAAAGTGTTATTGACCCTACTACTGGTAAGAAGAGTACTTTTAATCTTAGGGGTATAACTGATGAACTAACTTCATTAATTGCTCACGGACAAGTGCCTGGACTTAATAAGAAACATACTGGTTTAGCAATAGCGCAGTTTTTTGATGAGTTAATGCATACTGAGGCTAGAAATATTATACCTGGTCAAATACCAACGACTCCAAAGGAGTTTCAGGCTTGGAGAAATTCTTGGAAAGGTAAAAGTTTCTTTAAACAGTTAGCTACGGAGTCTGAAAGACATACTATAGGTGAAGGGGGAGAGCAATATGTTCTTATACCATTACACCAAGAGGAGAAACCTAAGGCTGCTTTAAAGAATGTTAGAGATGCTCAAATAGATGATGGGACTTTACTGAAAGCAGAATACCCTGGTGAGAATGAAAATGCATATCTTGTGTATAGAATACCTGATGATGTAACTACATTTTTAAATGATATTCGGACAAATAAAGGATTAACTGAAAAGAATCTTATTTCTCATTTAAAACAAAATGGTCTTGAAGAAGGATTTTATACTGCACAGTCTGATGTTCCTTACCCGTTTGACCCTATACCAGGTACTATGATGCCTAAGAGAAAGTGGAATGATTGGACATATGGCATACAATATGAGGATACTACATATCAACCTCCTAAAAAATGGATGGTAGCTATGTGGGATACTTTAGAGAAACAGAGGGAATGGTCTGAAGCCTTCTTTAATCAAGTATTAAAAAAGGAATATAAGGATACTATGCTTGATTTTGGAGACCACTTTAATAGAGTAGCTGACCAACTAGTTGAGGCTGGATACTCTGCAGAAGATTTAGAAGCTGTCCTTAATAAGGTTGATGAAATTGGTGGGTTAGAGTATAATCTAAGAGAGGATAGTGAAGGTAATTTTGTAGGTGCTAATTCATTTATAAGAAAGGTATCTAGATGGAGTTGGGGACATGTTAAGTATGAAGATATTATATATAAGGGAATGTTACAGGAAGCTATATCTTCTATCGAAAAATCACATATACCTGAGATGGAAGCTCACTTAGAAGACTCAAAGAATATACTTGAATCTGAGGATGCTGATAGTGGGGAAAAATCTGAGGCCCTAGAAGATATATCATTAATAGAGGAAAGGTTGGCTCATTATGATGAGATAGTAGAGCATATGAAGAATAGGCTCTATGGTGACTATAATTCTGAAGATGGTCGTAGGTCTATGCAATTATCAGATAAGATAGTAGCTGGCAAAGGTAGGACTCTATTTGCAGATAAAAAGCAAAGAATAAAAACTAGAGATGTCCATAACCAATATGTTGACCAGGCTATGAGAACAATAGAGTATACTAGATTGAAGACTCAGCTTCTAAAAACTATACTAGCAGTACACGAAAACCCTCCTCTTGTTCAATTTTTAGTAGACCAGACTAAGGCTTCTACTGGACATATAGATATTGAATCACAGTTTCTATGGTTTGACACTTCTGATGAAAATGTAGCATCTTTTCTATCTGGGCAATGGGATGCTCAAGATGTAAGGGATGTTAATCTGATGTGGAGAGGTTTAAAGACTGGTATGAATCTTGGTACATGGACATCTATAACAAATAACTTTCAGAGGGTATCACAATTAGTTAATTATGGTATAGAACCTTGGTGGAACGCTGTTCAGGCTCTTGAGCATGGGGATGCTAATCACAGTGCAGATGAGTTAAAACAGCAAATACACGAAACTGGTGTAACTGAACCATTTAATGCTTTCATTGATATGCTTACTATGGGTTTAGCTGCAGGGGACACTGGGGTAAAAGATGCACTACTACCTTTTAAAGATATAGCTGCTTTAATGAAGGCAACATCTCTTAAAGGGTGGATGACAAATAGTAAAGGTTGGGATAAAATGATAGCCTCAGCTGCTGAAAGAAGTTCTGGGGAGAAGATAGAGACTCAAGAGTTAAGAAGAATTAAGACTCTATTATTTGATATTGTAAGTGGTGAGTCTAAAGATAAGAAGTTATTAAGGAAACAGTTCTCTGAATTGAGGATGGGGCTTACTAGAAGACATATAAATAGGTTAGTTAAATGGAAGATTGATTGGTTTTGGTTGGGAATTTTAAAACCATTTGTTACTATGAAGGGCTCTGAACAGCAAATGAGAGAAGAGGCTACACTATCAGGGTTTTATAAAGCTGATGAATTAGGTAGGGTTAAAAAGCCTCCTGCAGGTAGGAAGTGGAAATATACTGACTCTCCTGCGGCAGTTAGAATGGGTAGGCTATATGTATATTATAACCTTTTTGGGTTTACTAAGCCTATGCTAGCTAAAATGTTTAGAGGTGGAACATCTGGAACATATCTACAATGGAAACAATATGACTGGAATGAAATTATACTTGAGCATGAAACTCTTAGGGGGGCAGCTTTATCAGGTAAGTACGATGCAATAGGAGGATGGGCAACACTAGCTCCAAGAATGTCTCTTCAAATATTAAAGAAAATGGTTAGGGCACCAGGACTATTGAGTAAGAGGTATCAAAAATTAGCAAAATATCTTAATATGAACAAGGAGCTAGATGATAAGAATTTAGATAGAGCTACTAATATGATGGTTATAAGGGGTCTAGCATCTCTAATGTCAGTAGCTATGTTTTATAAAACTCCTACATATGGTGTATGGAGGATGGGAGTAAAATTAGCTAAGAAGTTTGGATTTGGGAATCCTATCACTCAAAGAGGTGTATTTGGATTGGCAAGTCCTTTATTAACTAGAACATTACATTTACTATGGATAGGTATGTTTGCTTTAGATATGCTTAACAGAGATGAGGAAGATGATGCAGTAGAAGATGTACTAAGAGATTACTTCCCTGGCATTGTTGTTAGTGCATGGCAGTTGATTGCTGATTTTTATGGTAATATGTATAGAGGTATACAACAGTATCTACCTACTCCTATTAAAGAGGCAGCAGGAAGTGCTGAAGAAGTATACGAAATTTTGAATGATGACTAAAAAAATAACGCAGGCAGCAATTAAGCCACCTGCGCTATCTTATAGAAGACTAGGTATGGAACCTAGGAGTAAGAGGACACTAGTCTTCCAATCTTATCTAAAACAAATTGCATCTTTTCTAATAGTTTTGATAATTCTACTATGAGTTCTTTTAATTCCTCTTTCTCACTCATAGTCTATCCCGAATCCACATGTTATATGTAGTTTATACATCCCAATACTTATGTTAGATTTGTTTCTTGACATTTCTAATTGTATCCATAGTATACCCATTAATAATGATATTCTATAAAACCTTTGTTCTATCCAACATAGTATAGTTTCTCTGTACATCTTTATGATTGGGAAGTATCCGATTTCCCAGTCTCTGATTATTTCCAATTTCTTGTCTTCTCTCATTTTTTCTCCATTTCTAGTTTTATTAAGTCCTCTGCAGCATTCTCTACTCCATACATTGTTATAAGTATAGAGTCTGCGTTGTAAAGTGTAACCTTCTCATCAGTATACTTCATTGCTATTTCCTTTATTGCTCTTTTCCTATCTTGCTTGTCTTTTGGAAATGTAATACCTAGTTTATCCTTCCAATATTTTTGCCATCTCTGTGGTGATACCATTATTGTAAGAGTTCTATAAGCGGCTAGTATCCCTAACCACTCACCATAGTTTACTCCAAACTTAAAAGCTGATGACCTACCATCTGTTGGGAAGGCGTGTACTTGTTCTATGTATGCTATACATTGTCCTTCTCCATCTATGTAATGTGTGTTCTTAATACTCGATATTATATCCGCCATCTTTGCTGTACTGTTGGGACACTTTGCAGCTCTGTTGATACCATTGCTGTAAACACTTATTGCTCCACCTTTGCCAGGGTCAATTCCTATTATTGTCACCAATCTTTCCTTTCACCATATTTATGCCTAGTGTCTTTATACTTTCTTTTCTTTTGGAATCCCAACGATACCTGTCTTGGGTTTTTATTTTTCAATAGTTCACCTTTAAAAACTTTAACTATGTGTCTTATGATTCTGTCTGCTTTATTATCTTTTACCCACACAAAAAACTTACATCCTTTATCAATGATACCTTCATGAATATCCTTTGGTTCTTTATTAAGTTCAACGAAATAATAACACTTCCCAAACAATGATAGTTGAGAGTCTTTTCTGTATGCGCAGTCCCAACAGTTATGGTTATGAGCTTCCTTTTCCATCTCCCTTAGCCATATCGTGATTCATGTAGAATTTACATCTATTACCATTAAATCCTACTCTATGTGTACCAATCTTTCCATACCTTGATTTGCTTACAATAATCTCTGCTTGATGTTCATTAAATTTACTATGGTCAAAACTATATCCATAGAATACAAACATAGCTGTTTCTGCAGTTTGTTCAATTACACCTGATTCTGCGTAATCACTCATTCTGGGCCTAGGGTCTAACCTCTTTTCAATTTCTCTATTTAACTGAGATACTAATAATGCACTACAATTCTCTGTTTTACATATCCATTTATATTCTTGCATAATTTTCTCAATTTCAAATCTCCTGCCATCCTTTACTCCATTGGCTTGTATTAATTGTATGTAATCATCTAATACAACATCTGGTCTATGCTTTGATATTTCTCTTAATGTGTCATCCAAATCTCTAATTGTGTCATACATCATTAAGTTTTTATAGTTGCTTTTTATATTCTCAGCCATTCTATCAAATTCTCTTTTAGTCTCATCGACAACTGCATTTGCTCTGATATTGCTATACTCTAGTGACTTACTTTCCATCACAACTAATTTCTTTAACATTTCAGTATTGCTCATCTCTCTATTAAACATCATTACACGATACCCTTGAGCAATTAAACCTCTTATCATATTAACTACAAGAGTTGTTTTTCCATGTCCAGGTCTTCCACCTAATACTGTAATCTCTTTCCTAGTCATCCCACCTGCAGAGAAATCTAAATATCCTTTATTAAATGGTATTATATTAGTCCCTTCATGTACTGTATTTTTCATCTCATCAACTAGGTCTTCAATATCTCTATTCTTAGATGGTTGTACATCTTTTAATTCGTTAAGAAGCCTTGTATGTTCATCTAATATCTTACCTACTTCATCATAATCATCATAAGATGCGTCTACTAGCTTTGATGCAGATTTGGCAGTTTCTCTTTGTATGAACTTTTCCCAAACAATCCTTGCATATTGCTCAACATTTGCTGTTGTTGGTACTGATTCTGCTAAACCTGTAATAAAGTAAGCCTCGGTTTCTCCTGTGTTGTCTTTTACTTTATCATTTAATGTAATAAAATCTATCTCTATATTATTTTTGTATAGACTCTTTACTGCTTTCCATACTTTCTTGCAGGATTTGTCATAGAAAGCCTTATCATCTCTTATCCATGCTAAACCTATTTCTTGTTCACGAGCACCTCCAGAAATCATACATCCTAGTAATGCTTTTTCAGCTTCAACTGCGCTAGGCAGTGCTTTTATTTCATCATTCATTATCTCTCTCCTAAAATATGGTTATTTGTTCTCTCGGTTTGTAGTTCATTACTACATACTCTTTTCTTTCCTTCTCTCTTGCCGTTCCTGTTGCTCCTGTGTATCTTAGATTTAAAGTAATTATATCATAATCACTATAATATTCTAATACCTCAGGTCTATAATCATAACTAATCATAAAGTTAGCTCCTGAGTCGTGTATCCTCTTAACACAGTCTCTAAGCCTTTTATGGTCTTCTGATTCAAAACACTGTCTATAATAGTCTCTACCTTCTTTAGCCTTATCAGTTGCTATGAAATACGGAGGGTCTAAATACCAAAAGTCATCTTTTGTCGGTGGGTATTTATCTACTAGTTCTTCAAAGTCAAGATTCTCTAATGTCGCTCCGCCTATTGCTTTCCGAGAATATCTCAACTCCTTATCCCAGTCTTTGACCATGTCTTTATTCTTACTAAATGGTGTATTGATAAGTTTGTTAAAACTCTGTCTTATACAATAGAAGTATTTAGCGGCTCGAACAGGGTCAGGGATATTTATCTTATTATCCCTTAATTCCTCTCTGAAATTTAAGAATAAATGACGGGATTTCGGAAGCCAAAATAGAGTATCTATCAATGTATCAATCTCATAAATGACTGTCATATATAGATTTACTATGTCATTGTCTTTATCGTTCAACACATTCCACTTGGCTTTGGGTTTTCTGAAGAACATCGACAATCCACCAGCAAACATCTCTATATATCTACTATGAGGGGCAAGCATTGGAACTAACCTCCGAGAAAGTTCGTACTTACCCCCATAGTAAGGTATCACTACTGGGCAGTCATACCAGTCTACACTAGGCAATTGCTTTATCTTCCCTGAGAGCCATGCTTTTAACTGCTTTGTATAGCCTATCTTCTAACTTATGAGTTGACTCAGCATCTCTATTCATATGATGAGATGTGACATTAGTCCCTACATTGAATAAGTCCCAGAATGTCTTAGGTCTATCTGCAATCAGTCTTTGTGTAACTATGCTATTTGTTTGGATTGGAAACATTTTTAAGAAATCTACTATATGATTTTCCTTAATATTATTGTTAATTAATACAGGGAACTCTTCTGTAAAGATATTCTTGGTAGATTCAATGGTCTCTTTAATGATACCTTCAATATCGTCTAAGGCTGGATTGTAGATACTATGTTTATTTTTATAATCAGAGGATATTACTCCTATAATCATACCATTACTACATACTAATCTAAAGGCCCCTGCCATTATGTTTACTCCTACACTACCATCATAGCTATTCTTAATGATAATCTCTGGAGTTAGAAGGTCATTTTCACTAACTTTAACCTTCTCTTTTGGGAAATGCCATGTCATAGTAGTCCTTGCTCCATTAGCAAATGTCATACATTCTTTAAATCTACCACCTGCTTTTTGTATAACAGGTAATGCATATTTAAGGATTGTTTCATTCTTTACTACTTTATATTCATTTGTCATACAACTAAGAATTTGGTTCTTATCTTCTCTCACTATTAGTTTATAGTCAGTTGGGACATCTCCTTGTGGTGTATCAAATGTAACCGCTGCTTCCTTTATTGGAAACAATGCTCTCTCGTAATCACTCATTATTCTCTCCTTTTGTTATTGATTCTACTAGCGGTGGCGCCGTGCCAATCCTTTTCCTCTCGTTTTCCGCTATTTTTACTAAGTTTTTGTTTCTATTTTTAATTATGCTTTGTAAGTATTTATATCCTTTGCCTTGATTATAGTGTCTTCCTTTATAGAACATATCTATACCCCATAATACTTCACCGTCAGTACAGTCTTTAATACCTAATAGGAAATAATAAAATGCACTTCTGGTGCTATCAGTAGGGACATTCTCTCTTATTAATTTAGAAATCTTAGATATAGATTGTTTCGCACTTTTAAATCTATTATTCATCAACCTAGCAGTTTCTTGTCCGTAGTTCTTTTTCTTGAAATAATTATATCCACATGCTGGACATACTAAGTGTTTAATCTCATCATTAATATTCATTTTATTTCCTTTACTTCGGTTGACAATGACCATAAGTGTTTACCTAAATAGTACTGGTCATCATTATGTGGGCTTTCTACTACATATACTGTAGCTGCTGAGGGAGTTTTAGAGAGTAAGACAGCCTTAGATAGATGTTCTGTTGCAACAAGGCTTCCTATTTTAATCTTCGCAAGGTATACATACCCCTTTGCTGGTTTCCACTTCGGTTTGTTTTTTAGCGCTCTCTTCACCATCTCTTTGGTCGTTAATTGCTTCACGGATTTTTTCATCTAGCCTAACCTCTATATCCTTTAATTGTTTTCTTAGTTTTACAACATATGATGGGAGTTTCTCATCAGGGGATTTTGTAATCATTTCGTTTAATGTAACTAATTCCCCTCTTGTCATTTTAATTGTAACTGTTGATTCTTTCATTATATGAACCTTCCTTTAAGTTCTTCCATTTCAAACCAGTTAGGGTATGCTTTCTTTAAATCCCTTACTAATTGATTATATTGCCATATTCTTAATTCAGTTAAATCGCTTACTTGAACAGTATCTGCATCATTGTCAGAATGACAATATATTAACTCAGATTCTGCAACATAATAGTATCCTTCTATTCTGCCTACCTTAATTACTATCATTTATTCTCCTCTTTCTCTTCGTTTTCTTCTACTATATTCCAATGGGGATTCTTTTTGTACATCACTCCACCATCCTCTACCCCACCACCATCCATTCTGACCTTTAAATAATTTCTCTCTTGCTATAATGTATTTAGGGTCATTTAATCCTTTGTATGGGTATGGAATCTTATTTTTCCAATCTCCTTCATTACTCATTCTTCACCTCTATATCCTATGCTGGATATTATGCTTTTACCTCTTTTGTATTCAGGTGTTTGCTTAATTACTTCATTTGCTTTTTTTACATCAATAAGTGGTGATTTTCCCTGATGTTCATCTCCTGGGTCTTGGTATTTTATCATACAATCATCTGGTTTTGGTTCTATCATCATATGAATATCACATTTCTTTCCATGCCATTCTTTGACCATATCAGATATTCTCTTTTCAGCTTTATCTTTTCCTTTTGGCTCTTTACTCCAATTTATTTCAGTAATAGTATATTTTCCTGTTGTATTAAAATAAACTACTTGGACAGAAAATTCATATTCTCCGTGACTTGATAATTCTGGTTCTTTAACAGTACCAAAATAGTATGTGGTTTGATTATATTCATCTTTAAACTCTATTTGCATGCTCATTTAACTCTCCTATGTTATTATTGTTATGTGAAATTTTATGGGCAGTATCTTTAATTCGCCAACCAAAGACAATTTCACTTGCCGTAACTCATCCTTTTTGTTCAAGTTACTATACTGCCCACTAAAAAGATTGCAGCTGCCACTTTGTATGTGGATAGGGTTTTCGCTTTTGTATAGTAGAGAAGAGCGACAGCTGCAGATAAAGGAAGGGAGGGTGCCAGTCGTGCGTTCGAGAGAGAGATGAGAGGATAAATCAAATGAAGGAAATTTTCTGGCACCCTCATCTCGAATCTATGAAATATATATTATAAATACAATTCATTTTTAATGTATGGGTACTTATAATAAGCAGTTTTCTTGAGTAAGTCTCTGTTAATATAGACTTGTTCTCCTTCAGTCTCATTCTCTGTATTAATCCAATGGTTATTTATCATTGACTTAATTCCAATTTTAAAAGATTCTTTCCTAATTGAATCTGTAAATACAAATCCTTTTACTTTATTATTTTTAGCATAATTTAATAGCCTTATGTCAAAACCTATTGCATTATCCTTCCATAATACTGCACTTCTGAAAGGAAACTCTCTAACAATGGTGTTGTCTATGTGCTTACCTAAGTATATTTTTCTTCCTTTAACCTCTGTAACTAATGCTGTTTTCATATTTTATCCTCAAGTAAATGGGGGACTATTGTAGGGCCTCGCTTCAGTATCCTACTTAGCGACTAGTCTAGAGGGATATAGCCCCCCATTGTTTGTTTATCTAGTTAGAAAGGAACATCTTCTGTTAGTTCCTCTGGTGATATAGGAGTTCCACCTTCCCAATTAGCAATAGTCTTGACTTTAAAAGCGACTTTATGCTCTTGTTGGTCTGATGGAAGGTGCCTAGTATCTTTAGTCACATATGTAGTCCTTTCGACATTTACTTCGACTGGTCTACCTACGACATCTGACTCTTCTAAGAGTACTAGTTTCTTTACTGTCTTTCCGTCTTCATCAGTAGTTTCTTCACATTTTACACCTAATGTGTCAAGTAGTTCAAAGTACCTTTTATTCTTGCCAGAGGATGTCCCCTGCACGAATATAAACCATCCATTGTCGTAAAATTCACGACCTACAAGGTGCTTACAACTACCTTCTTCTTGTTTACCACTTCCATTTGACTTTGGTATCTTTTCACCATCACTGTCGAGGGTATAGTCATATCCATCCATTTCCCATAGTTTTTGTGTAAGGTCTGCAGCCTCTGATGCTATCTTGTACTGCATATTCACTACTATGGCCTGGCCTGCTCTTGTATTTACATCCTTAGTAGATAAAGATGAAATATGAGCTGGATATTTACCTTCTTCCGTTGGTAACCATGTGTCTTCTGGGTTGTATACCGCATCTATTGTTGTTGCCATGTTTGCTATTCTCCTTTTGTTGCTTTTACTGTTGTTGCGTATTCATTAACTAATGTATTGTATTTAGTCATGAACTCGTTTTGTCTTTTGCTATTTGTGGTATCTTTACCACCTCTAAAGTAGAACATAGGTTCTACCATTTTACCATCTGCAGTTTTCATAAACTTGCGAATGGTACTTCTTTTCTTGCTAACAAACCCTTTTCCTTCCATAGCTTCTCTTGCCTTGTCAGACAATATTCCACTATTTACAAGAGCGTCAGCATCTTTTTGAGTGATTTTGCTCATCTCAGTCTCCTTTATTATTATTATATGACTTAGGAAATACTCTATCAAACCTCTCAGTATGCTCTCTTAACACTATTATCAATTCTGCAATAGAGCTTGATAATTGAGTAAGAACATTATAGTATTTTCTATATGCTACATCTAGTTCACTTTCTCTCTTAGGTTGATTATTCTCAACAGTTTTAGCTGTTTCGTTTCTTCTAACCTTCCAAGACTTCATTTGGCCATTTACCAACTCTTTGTAAGAATCTAAATTCCATCCAGATTTCTTTACATTTTGGTAAGTAGCTGATGATATGTTATGAACTTCTGCTATTTTAACTGCTGGTATCCCAGCGGTATGCATTAGTTTCATAGCATCTATCATTGTTTGGCTTTTTATTTTAAGTAGTGCCATCGTTGCTCTCTCCTTGTTTATGTGTTAGTGTGAATGTATGATATGATGGGTTAACTGTTAGTTCCTCATTATCTTCTGTTTTGAATACCATTATCTGCTTTCCGTACATGAGTTTGTTACCTATAAACCTAACCTTTCTAAACTCTTTTCCGTCATTTGTACCAATGGTATAACGACCTTCTGTGGTTAACAGTCCTTCATCATATGATATGCTTGTTTTAATCATTGTGCCTCTCTTTCTAACTTCATTAGTGATGACTTATAGTTTCCTTTATGGATTGTCATATTATTGACTAGGTCTGTGATTTGTTTCAGCTTTTCATCGCTTACACTTCCAGCGGCTAGTAATATATGCTCTTTCTGGTCATCATCTAGTTGAGGGTCATCAACTTGATTACGATACACATCATCTGCAATGTTTAGGTATTGGTTAAAAGCCTTCTTAATACAGTCTGTATTAGCTGCTTTTATATCATTACCAATATCTACAAACTCTGCAGTACCTCTCTTTTTCTGAATCCTATGTGCAGCAGTCATATCACCTTTTCGCCATACACCATTATCGAACCATGTTAATCTTCCGTGTATTACATATGCCTCACTACCTAGTACTTCAGTCTTTATTATTGTCCAACTCCACCCTGGATATTCTTTGTCGGCTACTTCTCTCATATAAGAGTATTCGACATATTCCATTCCCATTTTCTTCTTGATAAATGGTGGTGGTGTAACTATCTCAGATACTTGCTTGTGTTTTCTAGTAATGGCTTTTAAAGCCTTATTGACACCAGTATCTGCTAACATTATTTCAGTGCTCATTTGCTCTCCTTGTTATTTGCTCTTTTTGTCTGCTAATATACTTGGACAAGTGCTATAATAGGGACAGTATTTACATTCCCAATCTTGGAATGGTACTCCAGGTGAAAACCCTGGCTCTAAGTCGTCTATATATTCATTGCCAAGTTCCTCTAATAATTCATTTACTTCACCCCAATATTCTAATGCATTGTCTATCCATTCATTAGGTATTGGTTGTAGTCTCATTGCTGATGTATTCTTATTATACCACAAGAGATACATTTCTATTGTATGGTCTTTTGTAGGGTCTAAGAATTTATCTATGCAAGCTGCTGCATATGTACCTAACTGTAGTTTATAGTTAGCATCAGAGTTTGGTATTCTATTTTTCTTTAATCCGAAGTGTGTCTGCCACTTATATGCTGCTGCTGATTTAAGGTCATACAGTTTAAACTTGTTTTCACTTTCAATGTATTCACCAGCGTCAAATGTACCGACAACTCTTAAATCAGGTAGCTCTACTCTCTCTTCAGAGTATACTTTTCTTGTACTCATCTCTAAAGTATTCTTAGCAATAAAGAGTTGGTTCGACTTATCCACATCTTCATGAATAATAGTACCGAGCCTGAGCAATGCTAATGATTTATCATCCAATGGGTCTTGTGGATGGTTGTAGTATGCATACATTTGCTGTCTATAACACCGACCAGCTGCAGATGCGTGAAATACTTCGGTGGTTCTCTCTCTCTTAGAGTTAACATCCCTAATGTATTCTAGGTAGTTACCGATTATATCCATTATTCTCTCCTATATGATTCTAAATATAACAATATATTGAGTTGCGGTCAAAGATGTTTTCACCATATCTCAAACCCTCCCGACTTTTCACAGAATATTGCAAATTCTTTTACGAACTCTTTGTCTATATAGTATGAACATTGCCAGTTTTTTTTCTCTCCTTTACCTTTACATCCGTTACAAGAGTACAATGGGTCTGCCTCTCTTGCTTTTTTACCGATAGCATCGTCTCTCCATCCAGTACCTTCACATAGTTCACACTCTTCGGGGTCTAATTCATTAAGATATTTATCTCTATCGTCAAGATATTTATCTAACTGCCCAGATTTATATAATCGTCTTAGTCTTGATGCTATTCTCTTAGATTTAGTTTTAGATATTATATGTCCATCGTTATAACTACCACTATGTTCATCTCCGTCAGTTAATATATTATCACATACTAAACATACATATGTCCATAAAGGTCTCCAAGACCACACATTTGCACGAAAGTAATCTCCTGGTACTTTCTCTTGGAATTTATTTAACTCATCAAAGTATTGACTTCTTTCTTCATCGTTAGCTGCTTCATTCCAGTTTATTGATGGTTTAACAAGGTTAGATGTATTTTCAGGTGCTAATCCACTTAGGTCAAATCCCATTTATCTACCCTCCCAACTTCCATCATCAACTCTACCTTCAATGATGTCTGTTTCATATTGTTTTGAGTATTCATATTGCATTGCGTCATTTATTTCATCGTCATATTCTTTAATCATCTTACGGGCCTCGTCACTTGGGTTCTTTATACCTCTACCTGCTAAGAAGGCTATGAGGTCTTTTTCGTTACCTTGTTCAATTAACAAACTCATCTCTGCGAACTTTCCCATTTTTTACTTCTCCTTTTTCTATTTGTTTTTGATGTCTCATATATATAGCTAGTCGTGCTACACATACTATCTCTTGATTGCAGTCCCAACAACACTTCTCACCCTTTTTATGCACAATAGGGTAAGGATTATGCCCACCTGTCCAACGATAGTTGTCTTTGTCTGCCTTTATAGTTGCCTCACATAAACAGCATTTCATTAGTTTTCTCTTGTTAAATGTGCTTTTTCTTCGGCTTCATCATTTATAATCATCTCAACTATTCTGAGTCGCTTGCCTAACTCTTCAATCATTTTTATTATTCTGTCATTTATATTAAACTGCTTCTCATTCATTCCTGCTTGAGTAGTTGATATTTCATGAAGGCTATCTATTGTGTTTTTAAGATTGTTATAACTCATTGTTGTTTCTCCTTTTTATTTATTTTATTTCCTAATGAGGGTAAGTGGAACTTAACTGTTCCACCTTCCATGTCTTCTAAATCTGGTGTTTCACTTGCTAATAATACAATACAGTATAATTTATCACCTGACCATGGTGAACCACTCTTGTACTCACCAACATATACAATGGTGTCGTGCTTTTTACCATCAGGTGTGTATGTAATACTCTTAATCTTATCACCATATTTTATCTTAGGGAATGTACCATCAATGAATGAAACTATATCAAATCCTATCATGTATTCTAACTCACCATGAAAGTATATTGAGAAGTCTGCATCTGATTTATCTATTGGGTTACCTGCTAACTTCCTAGCTTGCACAGTTCTCTCTTTATGTGTGTCTTCATCATCAAATGCTCCACCCATAAACCCTGGTTCTTGTCCACAGAATACTGGACAGTTGTACCATTTTGTTCCTTCGCTCATTATTTCCTCTCCTCTATAATTGTTTCAAGCCTAGTTATTTTATCTCTTAGTATCTCTGTTAATGTGTGATATTTTTGGTCAAGTGTCTTTAATCTATTATTAGAACAACATCTGCCTTTAAACTCTGGTTGATAACCTTTCAGCATTGTTTCAAGTTCTTTAACTCTATGACTAAGGTTAATATTCTCTTGCTTCCTTATATCCATTTCATCGCAGAGCTTTAATATATCTTTTGCATAACTTCTCATTATTTGTTTGTCTTTTACTATCTCTTCAAGAGATTTAGATATTGAGTACAGATGAGTAGTTTGTCCTGATGAATTAGTATTTAATGCTATCGTGCCAAGTGCTGTTATCTCTTGCTTTATAACTCTTAATGTTCTGATGAGGCTCTCAGCCATTTGTAATCCTGCTTTAGTTTGTATCCAGTCGGTCATTTTATTCTCCTTTTAACTGTTATTTTATCCCAGTCCTTAATTATTTTAGCTGCTAGTTTGTGTTGTTCAACTTCCTTATCGTAGGTTGTTTTTAAATCTATCATATAAAGACAATCACTGCAAGGTACTCCCTTTGGAGTTGAAAAAGAATATTGTGTATCATCTTTATTATAGTCTGGACATTCTTCCGATACTCTCTCATCATAGTCATAAGGTAGTTCAGGTGTAGACTGGAATATCAAGTAATCCATTGCATCAAGTATAGATGATGATTCCTTTAGTTTAATATTTCTGCCTAATGTCATTTAATTAGCCTCCTGATGTGGTCTGTCAACATATCTAACAATGTCTTCCCATTTAGTGCCGTGCTTTTCACATTCTTTCTCCATCCATTCCTCAATATCCTCTTGAGATACTTCAAGTATGGTAGCTATAGCTGCTAATGCTCCACTAGTATTTGAAATGATTGCCTGTTTCTCCTCCCAATTAAGTAATTTGTTCTTCTCACATCTAATGCCAAGTTTGATACACATATTGGCTATATCGTTAACTATATCAATTACTGTTAGTCCTTTAATTTTCTTTATGTCGGTCATTTTATGCTCTCCCTTTGAATTGTGATTTGCTATTGTTTGATTGTGCTTTACTATGGTATTTCTTAAATCTTTGTGCGAATATTCTATTATCTAACCTCATTGATGAATTTAATTCGGCTAAGTATCTACGCTCCCAATACTCACTAGAATACTGTCTCATCCCACAATTATCTTCAATCTCATAATTGTATTGGCAATAATATTCGTTCTGTATGTGTGCAATCAATGGGTTGTTGTTAGTTATAAGGTCGTATAAGTCTGGCTCTTTATCAGGTTGGGCCTTAGTCTTAACAGTTGTAATCTTTATAGATTGTGTACCCTTTGTAAGTGTGCTATGTGTGTTCATGCTATTCTCCTAGTTAGTGTCCAAGTTATATGTGAATTGATACTATTAATAAGGATGAGTGGCTACTAATCTACATGATGTTCACCACTAATCCCCTATATATGGTTGCAAAACAAAGGGGGTTTCCCCCCTTTCATTACAGAGTTTCCTCTAATTCATCCATAATGCTTAGTGATTTCTCTGATTGTTTGTCAAGGTTTGCAATTGCTTTGGGGGTTGCTAAGTAACGAAATCCCTTTGCATTGTCGTGCTTTACCAAATGGAAGTCAGTCCCCTCAAATTCCCTTGTCTCATCACTAATCAATACGTCAATGGAAATTACTTTCTTATCCAGTCCATTACCAATTACTACACTTACATTCTTGTTCATTGTATTACTCCTATATTAATTTCTAATGTAAAATAGGATTTCCATAATCCTATTTACGAGGTTTCGAGGTGATTTACTCTGTATATCAAAATGGTGTATTTTTTTTCCTAAATAACTTGGGCAAAATATGTTTGATTATAGTTTTTAAAATCATTAGATTCAGGGTGGGTGGTAGGGAAATAATATAAATAATAGTGTAAAATTATGGCAGAAGCATTAAACGGATTATCGACATTATCAACAGAGGAATTAGAAATCCTCTTCAGTAGCCTTACTGAGAAATATACTCCGATAGAGATTAATGAACAGGTATATATGATTCCAAGTGCAGTCAATGATTTAATAGATAATCTTGCTTGTCAGATTGAAAAATACGAGAGTGGTGGGATTGAAGGAACATCGTAAGATAAAGGGAATTAAGCATTTTGTATATGATTCAGTAGAGGAGTTCCATGCTGATAACCCAGAAAAATTAGGTGTTCAGCAAAATTGGAGAACTTCAAAAGAGGGAGATTGGGTAATGAGCGATGATGGGAGAGTCGTTCAATTATTAAAAGTCAGCACAAGTGTCAATCACCCTAGTGATAGGAAGAATTATAAATTTGCTAAAGGTTGGGTAAGAACGGTTGTAGGTTCTTTCTTGAATAGAGATAATGTTCAAATGGATACAGACTTTGATTCCCACCCTAACAGGTATACATTCAGTAAGACTATTAAGAATACTAGCAATAGGGTTAAGGAGAGAACGAAGGTTACAAATAAAGAAAAAGAGTTTGCTACAAATGTTGTTGTTGGGATGGGAGCAGTTGATGCATACAAAAATGCATACAATGAGATGTCTAATCAGAAGGCTAGGAAGAAAGCCACAATTTTATTAAAACAGGATAGAGTAATGAAAGAAATAGAAAAATCAGCTTTAGATGTTGCGAAAGACTTAGGGATAGACCATGAATATATTTTAAATAAACTAAGACATTTAGCAGACTTTAGTGAAGATGACAACATAATTTTACAATCCACTAAGGAGTTAGGTAAGATAATTGGAACAGCTGGTACAACAATCAAACAAAGAGAAGTTGGGTTGGTAGGTATGTTCCAAGGTTTCAGCCAAGACGAATTAGCAGGAGTAGAGAGAAAGCAAATTAAGGGGGAGTAATATGATATGTCCACACTGTACATCTGCCCATACGAAAAAAGATGGGAAGAGGTATAACCAAAAAAGTATATCACAGCAATTCAAATGTCATTCATGCAAAAAAAGTTTTTCTACTCCTATAAGTTCTGATGTAGAAGAGCTTCCTACTATTGTTCCTGGTCAAATATTCAAAGTAAAGAGTGATAAGACTCTTAGGGTTCATGGATTAACAGATATTCATGTTGGAGCTAATGAGTTTGACCATAGGAAGTTTGATGAAGCTGTTAAAATGATTGAAGAGGATGACGATGCAAGATGGTTTGGTAATGGGGACTTATTAGAGTTAATACCTCCACATTATAAGATTAATCAAAGAGGTCAAGAAATCCCCCCAGATGAACAATACCTTGAATTTATTAGGTTAGTAGAGCCAATCGCTGAAAAATGTTTATTCATTAGGGGTGGAAACCATGATTTTTTAAGGAGCTTCAATATATTAGACTTTGATGTATGTCAGATTTTAGCTAAAGAATTAAATGTACCATATTTTAGGATGCCAGGATATACAAGGATAAAAATAGGAGATACAAAGTGGAATCTAGTATCAGGACATGGTAAGTCTGGGGCCCAGAATGGTGACCTTGAACTTAATAAGATGTCAGCAGTATATAGTGAAGGAGATGTTTTCTTCTTAGGTCACAATCACCATCTGTATGTAAAACCAATGGACTCATTAGTTATACAAGACGATGAAGAAGTCCTCAGAAGAAGATGGTATGTAAGAGGAGGAAGTTTTTTAAGGTACGCAGAGTACGCAAGATATTCGTTCTTCCCTCTGATAAGAACAGGTTGGGTTACAATGGAGTTCTCTGAAGATGAAATTAAGTGCTGGGAGAACTAGTGAAACTGAAAATTAAAAATTTGGTCATCGTTTTACCATACAAAATTGACACAAGATATACAGATATAAGTTGGTATGGGGCTGAATGGAATTGGATATATGAATATAAATTCACGAAACATAAATAAAGCTGAAGAAGAGCTACAACTAGCTCATAAAGACCTAATCGCCTTTGGGAAATTGTTCTTACCAGACGATTTTATGAGGTCAGAAACTCCTGCTTTTCACTACACAATGGCTGATGCAATAGATGATTTGAATGTAAAGCAATTAGCTATTATATTACCAAGAGGACATGGGAAGACAGTCTTAACAAAAGCATCTATATTAAAAGACTTCCTTTTCTGTCCTAAAGACGACATGCACTTCTATGCTTGGGTGTCCGCCACTCATAAATTGTCTGTCGGAAATATGGATTACATTAAACATCATTTGGAGTTTAATGAGAAAATCCTATACTACTTTGGTTTAACTAAGGGTAGGAAATGGACAGAGGAGGATGTTGAACTTACTAATGGATGTAAACTTATTTCTAAGAGCAATGTTGCAGGAATCAGGGGAGGTGCTAAACTCCATAAGCGCTATGACCTTATCATTTTGGATGATTTTGAACACGAAGCAAATACAATCACCAGAGAGTCCAGGGACAAAAATGCGAATTTGGTCACTGCTGTCGTTTACCCTGCGATTGAGCCTCATACTGGGAGGTTGCGTGTTAATGGTACTCCCGTACATTATGACAGCTTTATTAATAATTTGCTTATCAATTACGAACGCGCTATTTCAGACGGTGAAGACTTTGCGTGGAAAATAGTTACATATAAAGCGATACTCCCATCGGGAGAAGCTCTATGGCCGTCATTCTTTCCTCAAAGTAAACTAGACGAGAAGAAAAAGTTTTATAAAGATTCTGGGCAGCATTCTAAGTTCTTCCAAGAATATATGATGGAGGTTCAAAGTGCTGAAGATGCTTTATTCACAAGAGACCAAATTAAGTTTTGGAAAGGTTATTACGATTATGATAGTGAGGAAAATCAAGGGTATCTTGTTGTTGATGGTGAAAGAGTTCCAGTTAATACTTTCATTGGTTGTGACCCTGCTACGGATATTGATACCAAAGAAGCAGATTTTTCCGTTATTATGTGCATTGCTATTGACTCTAATAATAATCTATATGTTATAGAATATGAAAGACATAGGTCAATACCAACAATAGGTGCTAAAGATATTAAAGGGGAACTTTTAAATAAGAAAGGAGTAGTGGACTATATTATTGAAATGCACGAAAAGTATAATTGTATAGCTAGTACTGTAGAGGATGTTGCCATGAATAGGTCAATTTTTCAGGCATTAAATGAAGAGCGTAGAAGACTTAATAAGTTTGATGTAGCTGTTATACCTGAGAAACCTGGAGGTCAAAATAAGATAAATAGAGTATACTCAGGGCTCTCTGGAAGATTCAGTACAGGAACTGTTCATGTTAGAACAAATATGTTTGATTTAATTAACGAAATAGTTACATTTGGGCCTCGTATGGCTCATGACGACACAATAGAGACTCTGTTTTATGCAAATTTACACGCATTCCCACCTAATATGGTACGGGACAAGGACAGTAATAAATGGTTAAGACACAAAAAAGTACCAAAAAGCTGGGTAGTGGCCTAAAATGGCTGGAAAGCAATCTAATAATATAGACTTGCCAAAGAGTACTGGAGAGTCATCGCTAGAAACTAGAGCAAATATTGGCTCTACTGAAGTAGATGTTGGAGGCCCAAAACATTCATATTGGCAATCATTTATGCCACAACATAAAAAATTTGTAAAAAATAAGTTGTCAGTGTTATACTCACAAAGGAAAAAATAATGGACATAACTACGCCAAGTATAAAATATATGGTAGACTTAATATTTAAAAATATAAGGTCTGCATATCTAAAGGACTGGAAATCAAATAGAAAATACAAGAGAACAAAAGGCGGAAAGTTTAAATAATGCCAAAATTTGGCACAAGGTCACGAAATGCTTTACGCACTTGTGATGAAAGGCTGCAAAAGGTATTGAATGAAGTTATCAAGACGGTGGATTGTTCTGTACTGGAAGGTCACAGGGGCAAAAATCGTCAGAATGCGCTATACAAAGAAGGGAAGACAAAAGTTACATTTCCTCAGGGTCGTCATAATGCTTCTCCTTCTCGTGCTGTGGATGTATGTCCTTACCCTATTGATTGGAACGATAGGGAAAGGTTTACACTATTCGCTGGGTTCGTACTTGGAATTGCAAAAAGCATGGGGATTAACCTAAGATGGGGTGGAGACTGGAATCAAAATTGGCAAGTAAATGATAATAAGTTCGATGACTTCCCACACTATGAGTTAAAAGATGCCTAGACAGAGTCAAAAGAAAAAAGCAGATAAGGTAAAAGATTTATTTCTTAAAGCTAATTGCTATGAGAGAACTAAGTGGGAATCTGGAGCACAAACATCGTATGAGTTTTTCTTAGGAGACCAACTTTCTAAAGAAGAAATAAGGATATTACAAGAGTCAGGTATGCCTGATTTTGTTGTTAATAGAATTACTCCAGTTATAGAGATGATGAAGTATTTTGCTACTGCGAATAACCCAAGATGGCAGGCAGTTGGTGCTGAGGGAAGTGATGCAGATGTAGCGGCTATGCACTCTGATATTGCTGAGTATTGTTGGCATAACTCTAATGGTGATAGTATTTTTAGTCATATTATCCAAGACTCTTTAGTAAAGGGTATTGGTTATATGCAAATTGATGTTGACCCAGACCAGGATAGAGGGTTAGGGGAAGTAGTTTATAAGAGGATTGACCCATTTGATGTCTTTGTAGACCCAACTTCAAGAGATTTCCTTTTTAGAGATGCAAATTATATAATGATAAGGAAGGATTTACCTAAAAGCCAGTTAATAGATTTATTCCCTAGTAAAAAGGCTATGATAAAAAATGCTAGTGGTAATTCCACTGGAGTAACATCATATTCGGGGAGAGATATAAACCAGTCAGATGTAGTTTTTCCTACTGATATTAGAGGCCCAGCTTACAAGGAAGATGGAGAAGAGGACGAGTTTTTAGATTATTATGAAGTTTATTCAAAAGAGAAGGTTTCATACTATAATTTGTATATTAATATTCCGCCTTCTCCTCATCAGATGGAAGAAATAAGAGCGCAAGTGCAAGAACAATTATCTGATATGCAAAAAGAGATGTTTGTTAAGATAGAAGAAACTGCTATTAGCCTTCAGTCGCAGGTTGAAAAAGGAGAAATGATTGAATCAAGGGCTGCTTTAGAATTAGAAAAAGCCCAGAAACAAATGCAGTCAGAGTTAGAGAATCAAAGACAAGTCCTTGAGAGTGGGATGCAGGAAGAAAGAACTAGGGTAAAGAATTATGTTGTTACTGAGGCAGAGTTTAAAGAAATACAACTACAAGACTTAACAAAGGATAATATTGTAGATGCAATTCAGTTTTTTGAAACAAGAATTAAAGTATGTATAGTCGCAGGAGATAAATTATTATTTGACGAGATGCTACCTGTAAAGGAATACCCTATTGTCCCATTTGTTTATCAATACACTGGGACGCCTTATCCACTAGGAGCTGTGCAACCTATGGTTGGTAAGCAAAGAGAATTAAATAAAGCACATCAAATATTAATACATAATGCAAACTTAGCATCAAATCTTAGATGGTTATATGAAGAAGGTTCTGTACCAGAGGAAGAATGGGAACAGTATTCTTCTTCCCCAGGGGCTTTACTTAAATATAGACAAGGATTTACTCCTCCAACTCCAGTCCAACCAGCTCCACTTAACTCAGCTTTCTTTGGGATTACTGAAACTGCTAGAGAAGATATGGAATACATATCTGGAATCTATTCTTCAATGCAAGGGAGTGGAAAGGATTCTCAAGATACATATCGTGGTCTACTTGCTCAAGATGAGTATGGAACAAGAAGGATAAAGTCTTGGATGCAGAATGTAATAGAACCTGCTTTAGAGCATTTAGGTGTGATTTTTAAAGACTTATCACAGGCTACATATCAGGCTAATAAAGTATTTAGAATTGTACAGCCTAATAATATTAATGAGGAAAAAGTCATGGAAATTAATATTCCTATTTATAATGACTTTGGTGAAACTATTGAAAAATTTAATGATTACGGAACCGCTAAGTTTGATGTTAGAATAATAGGAGGTTCTACATTACCTTTAAACAGATGGGCCCTACTTGAAGAATATTTTAAATGGTATCAATCAGGGTTAATAGATGATATTGCAATGTTACAAGAAACAGATGTAAGAAATAAAGAATCTATTATAGAGAGAAAGAGTATTTATATGCAATTAAGGAGCAGAGTTGAAGAACTTGAAGGTATGATGGTAGATAGAGAAGGTACTATCGAAACATTAGAAAGACAAGTAGTCCAAGCAAATATTCAGTCACAGGTACAAAAAGCTGAAGGACGAATAGATAAATCAGTATCACAAACTGAGGCTCAGCAAGTAGCTTTGAGAGATAAATTGAGAAGTGACACTGCTTTTAAGGTGAAAGAAATGGATTTAAAACAGAAACAATCAATAGAAAAACTAGATAAAAATAAATAGTATGTTCCAAAAGATTTTTTTATTAACTTAAAAGGAGATTATGACTATGAATGACACAGACAACCTAGAGAAGGCTTTAGCAGTAGATGCTCCTCCTCCTAGCCCTGAAGAAAATAGTCCGACCGCTGAAGACTTTTTTGGTGCTCTTGACCGTCAAGTAAACGGAGGTATACTGGAGCCAGCAGACGAAGCAGCCACAGCTGATAACCAGAATCTTAGTAGTGCAACCTCGCAATCGAGCGCACAAACAGATGAAGGAAGTCATAACTGGGAAAAAAGGTATAAAGACTCAAGTTCTGAAGCTCAACGGATTAACTCCCGTTTGAAAGAAATTGAACCTTATACACCTATCCTAGACGCAATGAGAAAAGACCCTAATTTAATTACGCATGTGCAAAATTATTTTAGTGGTGACGCAAAAGCCCCTAATGTGAAAGAACAACTGGGTCTTGATGAAGATTTTATCTTCGATGCGGATGAAGCTGTAACAGATTCAAATTCTGATTCAGCTAAGGTTCTTCGGAAAATGGTAGACAGTCAAGTAGAATCAAAAGTAGGCAGATATGCCCAAGCTCAACAAGCTGAATTAAATCGTGACAAAATGGAAGATGATTTCAGAAAAAGACACGAGATGGGTTCAGACGAATGGAAATCCCTTGTTGACTATGCACAGAACCGTACTCTTACGATAGATGATGTATATTACCTCAAGAACCGTGAAAATCGAGATAAAAATGTAGCAGATTCTGCTAGGAAAGATATGACTGACCAGATGAAGAGGGTTCGACAGAAGCCTTTATCAGCTGCAAGTCAAGGTTCCGCAGGAACTACTACCAAATCTTTTGATGACCAAGTGTTCGATTCAGTATTAGGGAATGACAATGAACTAGAAGCTGCTCTAGGTATCTAGAGCACTTCCCTAATAACTAGGAGGTTATTATGGCTGACATCTTTAATCTAGAAACTTATAATGATGTCGGAACTTGGTCAAATGGTACATTAAAGGATACTGGCGACTTAAGAAGAAAGTTTAATTTCGGAGACAGAGTTTCCGAGCTAGCAATAGCACAAGACCCTTTCTTTCGCTTCGTATCTAAGGTAGCCAAAAAATCAACGGACGACCCTGAATTTAAGTTCACAGAACGGAGACCTTCTTGGCATAAGCGTTATGCTTATGTTGAGGATTCCGATGTCCTTGCAGCAGCAACGCAGGACGATGGAGTAATACCAGCCGATGCCTTAGCGTCTGGAAATACCTATTACTTTAAAATGGGCACTGACTACGAAAGTAGCGGTAATCTTGGTAATGTTTACGGACAAACAGCAGGTAGATTGATAGGAGCAGATGGTACAGCTCCTTCATTTTTTGTTGTTGACTCAATCGTAAAGATTCCATTAAGTACCGCTGCGGCTGCGGCCTCTGATGCTGACAGTGGTGTAGTATTGGCAACTGCTAATGACTATGCCCTTGTAAAAGTTAAGAGTATAACAGCAAGTGGTAATTTCCAGATTCTTGAAACTGTAGTTGTAAGAGCACCAGCAGGTGTTGCTGCAGCTACATATCCTTGTTCCTATACTAACACATGGAGTGGTTCAGCTGCTGAAAGCACTGCACCATCTAACTTGACACAAGCAGAGCTCAATGGTTTAACTATTGCAACTCAACTTGAACCAATGAGGAGCTATGTAGTAGGTACAGGACATGGACAAGGCACTGGCTACCCTGAGACTTGGAAAGACCAACCTTTCACAACTGGCTTTGGGTTAACTCAAATTTGGAAAACAGCTATGGCAATGGATAACACGACTCGTGCTACCGTGCTAAAGTATGAAGCAAATGAGTTTTCTCGAATCTGGAGAGAAAAGTTGATTGAACACAAGTGGGATATAGAACAATCACTACTCTTTGGTACGCAAGGAAGCGTAGACGGCTCTCAGTACACTCAAGGTGCTATTGATTTTATTCTCGGTTATGGGAATATTTTCTCTGGTAGCGGAATGGGTGCTGCTGGCACAAAATCATCTGACGATTTCTTAGATGATATGTCACAATTCCTTGACCCAAGATATAATAATGGAAATGCTACACTTTTCTTTGTTCCAACGGATGTTTACAACTGGTTGCATAAATTAGCAGGGTATTTCTCAGCTAATGTACAACAGGTTGCAGGCGTTTCTAATGGAGCAGGTCGCGCTAACTTCGCAGTTGGTGGACAGAAAAATGCATTTGGTGTTGCAGTAACACAAATCTATACTCCTTATGGTGTAATGAATGTGTCACGCAATATCCATTTGGATGGCACAGACATTAAGATGCTTGGAATCAACATGAAACATTGTAAGTATAGACCTCTTGTCGGAAACGGCTTGAATCGTGATACTGCAGTTTATGTTGGTGTACAGACTCTTGAGAATAGTGGAGTTGACCGTAGAGTAGACTTAATTCAAACTGAAGCGGGAATGGAATGGCAAATGCCTGAAGCTCACGCGGTATGGAAATAGGAGGTTATGAATAATGGCTAATCCACAATACGGCTCAAACAAACAGGACAACTTTCTTGACGCACTGGCTCACGCGGCTGATAATATCGTAACTGCTGGAACTGGTACAGGTTCTGCAGGCGAACCAGCTAAATCAGATGCTGAGATGGTTCTCCCAATCACTATAAATGGTGTAACCTATTACATAGGTTTGTGGGCATCTAACGATGATGCCTAAACATCTAAAATCTAAGAGGTAATAGCTTAGTATAACGATGAGTGAATTAACAAATCACATAGAACAAATCACTGGGATAGGTTCTGGAAATTCCAACTCGGATTTTCTGGAGTCTGCCCAGCGATTTGTCGTTTCAAGTGTACCAAAAGAGACATTACTCCATGCACAGAGTGTATGGCCAACTAACTCTACTAATGGTGATGCAATAGATTTTGCGAATGGGGATTCTATTGTAGATGTACAGAGAAATGGATTTAGTTGTAAAGAAATACCATTTTCTGAGTCTGTATGGGCTACCGATTCTGGTAGTCTGAAAAAGGCTACAAACAAACACCCAGTTTACTGGCAACAACATGGAGCTGTAAAAATTGCTCCAGCCACAAGTGCTTCTGCAGGGGCGGGATATATATTCTATATTGACCCTGCTAAAATAGATTCTGATAGTGATTTAAGAAATGCAGTTGTTTACAGAGCATGTGCTTCTGAGTTTGAAAAATTAGCTAGTGGTAAGATGGTAGATTGGAGCGATACTGTAGTTCCTAATCCACCTTCAGACCCTGATTTTGGGGAGGATTTAACTGTATCCCTTACTGTTGGTCTTCCACCTGAGGTTACAGACAGTGTAGTATCATTTAGTACAGATGCTCCTACATATGCTAAACCAGTATTAACTCCTCCTACAATGAGGGCTGTGGCAGGACTTGTTTTACCTGCTCCTCCGACTGCACCTGAGAGTCCTTCATTTACTTATACAGATGCAAGTGTAGAAGATTTTATTGAACCAATAATGAATGTTTCTGATATGGCAAGTTTTGATGTAGATGCTCCTACATATATGGCACCAGAATTACAATTAAGTGATTTCCCTGCTGAGATTGAGTGGATATTCCCATCCATACCAATAGCTCCAATAGCAGATTTTAGTGTTATTCAACAGTTAGTACAGGAGTTGCAACTACCAGGAGATGTTATACTACCTGATTTAGGGTTTACAGAGCCAGATACATTAGAATGGATATTCCCTGAGGTTCCAGTTCAGCCTACATTAGATTGGAGTGGAGTATCACAATTAATAGATGATGTAGTTTTACCTCCTGATACAGTTGTCCCATCGTTAGATGTAACTGAACCAGACCCTATTTCTTGGAATTTTCCTTCAGCTCCTATCATAAGAGATGTAGACTTTGAACACGCAGATACATTAATAAGAGATGAAGAAGATGTTGAATTAGCTTCTTCTAGATTACAAGAAATATCGACTAAGGTTAATGAATATTCGCAAAGTGTAGCTGCTTATCAGGCTAAGATAAATGGTGAAGTTGCAAAAAATCAAGGTATTATATCAGTATGGGGGAATGAATGGAATGCTAGGGTACAAGTATTCACTGGCAAGTTGAGTGCATTAGTTAATAAGTATCAATCTGAGGCAAGTGGGAGAAAAGCTATAGCTGATGCTCAGACGGCAGCTTTAAATGCACAAATACAAGAAGTGGTAGCAAGGAACCAATCTGAAGTACAGACATACCAAGCAAAGATAGGAGCATATCAGGCTGATGTAAATGCTCTAGTTTCAAAGAACCAAGGGATTATTCAAGTATGGAATAGTGAGTGGCAAACAAAAGTACAAAAGTTTTCAGCTGAGACAGGCGCAAAAGTGAATGTTTATCAGGCTACAATACAGGGCAAGACTCAAGTATCAGCTCAGCAAATACAAGTTAGACAACAACAACTTGATGAAGCTAATTCAGTCGCTCAAACAAATGTAGCAGTATATAATTCAGCAGTTCAAGGATACCAATCTGATATACAATCCATAGTAGCAAAGAATCAAGGATTGACTGCAGTATGGTCACAAGAGAATACTGTAAGAGTACAGAAATATGGTAGTGATACACAAAATGCTTTAAATAAGTTTAATAAAGAAAATGCAGAGTATCAGGCCGAGATACAGAGAAAAACACAAAATTTACAAAAAGAATTACAGCAGGCTACTGCAAATGCACAAAATTACTATACAACTCATAAATCTACATTAGATGCATCTGTTCAGTTAGGCTTACAAAATGCTATACAAGATTTTCAACTAGATGTCGCACAATATGATGCTGATATAAAGAAGTTTTCTGCGGAGTTAGAAAGTTATAATGCACAGTCTCAAGCATCTATTAATAAATGGACAATAGAAGAGTGGACACAAAGTTTTAATACATATCAACTTGATTATGGAAGTGTAATACAAACTTATCAAGCTGATATTCAAAATGAATTAAATGAATTTAATAAAGAGTCTACTGAGTACCAGGCCCAGTTGCAAATATCCTTACAAGATGCACAACTCTCTTCTCAGGACGATGCACAAAAGATTCAAAAATATCAAGCTGAGGTACAAAAGTATCAACATGATGTTAATAAAGAAATACAAGTTTATGTAAATTCTCTTCAGACAAAGACACAGGAATACCAAAGTAAAATTGCTTTGTATGGAGCTGATATACAGAAATATCAATCGGAATATGGAGAACTAGCTCAGAAAGTAGGATTATCTACTCAGAACGCTACTTATTATGCAAACATGGCTGATAAATATTATAAATGGTCTATACAAGAGTTACAGCAATATATTCAAAGCAATGAAAGAATGATTAATCGACAGCTTTCGCAACAAGACCAACAAATGGAAGCGCAAAGGCAGTCCCAACAACAATATAGGAGTTAGAAAATGGCAGACATAAGTTCAAATGCAATCACTAAAGTAGATGTATCAGTAACCCCCTTCTTAGAGTTTTTAGCAGGAGCTGATATGCCTAAAACATCATCATCTCTAGCCTCAGGCGCTTTTCCTACTGGATATTTTGCAGGCGGAAGTATGCAAACAACTATTGAAGCAATCACTGACGGTACACAACCTGATATAACAATTACTCAAAGTGAGGTTATTGCTCTTTCGAGTACTGATGGGAGTACATTAACATCACTTGCTTGCTCAGCAGTAGCAGCTAGAGGAACAATGATTATAAGATATACTGGTTATGAGGAAGTAGCAAAAACTACTGAAGTTGACGATGGCTCAATAGTTAGAATTGGAGTTGCTAGTGCAGCGACAATAGCTGACACTGGTACAATAGTAGACTTATCAACTAAAAATGATGTGTTTGTAATCCCATATTCAGCACTTAATTTGAGTAGTTACTTTGTTGTAAATGAAAATACAGTTGTTTCTAAACCAGCAGTAATAGAAGTAATTACCTGGTCTGTATAGTGACTGTACAGGAAGTAATGGAAAGAGTTGGGATGAATGAGACTGGAGTAGCTATTGCTTGGATAAAGGATGCTATCCATCTCATACAATCTCAGTATGATGATAATGTATCAACATGGAAGACAGATGTAAATAAAGCGACTTCTCAGATTGATAATAAGTATGGGTTTCCTGTCAATCTTATAAAACTTAAATCTATATCTATCAAAGATACACAGGATGGAAATAAATATAAGAAAATAAGAAGGATTACAGTAGACCCAGTTGTGGTTGAAGACACAGAACCAAATGCGTAATGAGTACTGATACTAATAAAAATTGGGTTTATCAGGTAGTAGGAAGGAATGTAGAACTATGGGAAGTTGTTATTGGGGGTTCTATTGATTCTTTGGGAGGTGGAGAGGGAGAAACACCAGCATATAAAATAAGGATGCCTGGTGTTGCCTCTAGTAAGAAATTAGTTTATCCGTCAGAGGCTATTGATGGAGGGTTGATGTTTGAGGGCACTGCATTTATAGAACCTTTTGTAGATTTAGACCCTAATGAATTAGCTGAGGATGAAAATGGTAACTTATCAAACCCTGAGCTAACGGAAGAAACTTATGCTTTAGAAACATTAGATGAGGAGAGTCATATAAATTTAAACAGAACATTTTCATTAGCAATTATTGACTATTTAAAGGCAATGTTTGCTGATAAAAGTGGTGATTTACAAAAGAAAGAATATTATATGCGTGAGTTTTGGAAGAAGGCAGGAGATGCACAAAGTAATAAGTTTGGTGTACCAATTATGGCCCCTTCTGGCGTATATTCTGTTAGGTAAAATTATGACAGGCGAAGAGTTTACACAAGATAGTGGAATAAAAAATAATAGCTGGGTACATGATAAAAATATATCTGCTAATAGTTTTATACATAATCTAGGTAAAGATAGTCCAGGCTGGACTGTGACTTCTGGAGCTATTTATAGACAACCTTCTAGGGATATAGTATATACTCCAGATGATACAAGTGGTGGAGACTTTAAAAGGACTTGGGATTGGGTTTTTACAGAATCTTGGGTAACAGCAAGCAATGTTAACTGGGAGGATTGGAACTAATGACAGATTTCTTAAATACAAAACCATCTAGTACATATAAAAGTTTATTAAATGTTGGCAATCAAGCAAACACCACAATAGATACAACTCTTAGACCAATAGAGGATGGAAGAGGTAATGAAACTGCACTTTCACTATCCAGTACAACTGTTTTAGCAAGAAGACTTGTTGTGGATGATATTACAATAGATGGTTCAACAATTTCAGGCGCCGTTATAGATGAAATAGATGGTGGGGAATATTAAAAAATAAAATAAGGAGTTAAATATGGCAACAACAATTCAATTTAAGCGAAATACATCTGCACCAGGAGCGGGCACTAGCGCGGTAGTTGGAGAACCTCTACTCTATTATGCAGCAGATGGCTCTAGGGCAGATTTATATGTAGGACATGCAGCGGCGGATGGAAGTCATGTACGAATAGGAGCTTTAGTAGATACTGGGGATGTAGCGGGTGATTCAGACCAAAAAATACCTACACAAAAAGCAGTAAAAACTTATGTAGATGCTCAGGTAGATACAGCAGATGCACTATCGGAATTATCTGATGTATCTATTGATACTCCAGGTGCAAATGAAATTTTATTCCAAACAAGTGCTAATGCTTGGCGAAATTATACACTTTCTGAAGCTGGTATTGGTACATCCACAGCAGTGTCAACAAATGCTACAAACATAGCTACTAATGTTACAAACATAGCAACCAATGCAACAAACATTTCTAGTAACGACACGGACATAGCTACTAATGCTACAGCAATAGCACTTAAAGCTCCTCTTGCTGGCCCTACATTTACTGGAACACCTGCTGCACCAACCCCTTCTGAAGATGACAACTCAACACAGATTGCTACAACCGCATATGTTCAAACTGAAATATCAGGTTATGGTACAGGTGATAGTGATATAGCATTTAGTGGAGCTACTGCTAATGGACTATGTACATATGGAGGAGCAGACCAAATAGATGTTGAGTCTGTAGCAACCTATGACGCGGGCACTACGTTATTAACATTGTCAGGCACTTCTAGTGGTAAACCACAGCTTTTTATGACTGGCTCCAATGCATCTGCTGGGCCTTATATTACATTGAGAAGCACTGCAGCGGGAGCAGATGATTTTGTTTGTGGTACATTACAAATGTTAGCTGATGATGACCAAGGCAATGCTAATGTAGTCTATGCACAGTTAGATGGGATGATTCAAGATGCATCAGATGGAGATGAAAAGGGAAGGATGTCTCTAAAGGTAGCTACTGAAAATAATGGAACATTAAAAGAAGGTTTAGCGGTTGTTGGGACTTCAACTGCAAATGTAGTTGATGTAACATTAGGAGCTGGAGCTACCTCAACTACTACAGTTAGTGGTAACCTCACAGTAAATGGTACAACTACAACAATATCATCGACAACATTAGAGGTGGTTGATGACATAATTACTGTTTCTAAAGGTAACGATACTCTGGCAAATGCTGATGGTTCTGGTATGGAAATCGATTGTACTTCAACAACAAATCTATATTGGAAATATGTACATGCTAATACAGCTCTATCTGCTAATACTGACATTGACGTTGCTTCTGGTAAGGTGTATAAAATTGCTGGTAACTCAATATTAACTGCAACTGCACTTGCATCGGCAGTACAAATTCCTGTTGATTGTTTTAATAGTGGGACATCTGCTGATAGTGGAACATTTTTAAGGGGAGATGGTACATGGGTAGCCCCACCTGATAATAATACAACATATAGTTTCCCTAGTGCTTTAAATGGGATGACAACTACAGAAGTTACCCCAGCAGCTGCAGATAAAATACTTATACTCGATAACTCTGATTCAGATAATGTAAAGAATATTACATATTCAGACTTTGCAACATCAACGCAAGGGGGAACGGCAGATTCAGCAGTTCAGCCAGCAGATACATTCTACATTGGAACTACTTCAATTGCTCACAATAGAGCTAGCGGAGCATTAACACTTGCAGGAATTAC